GGGAATAGATCAACATAGATTAGAGGCTTGCAGAGTTTGTGCTTTTTTTGAAGGCGGTATAGCTTACTGTGAGCTTGTAAATATGCCTATTAGTGAATTTTTTGAAATTATCAAATGCGCCCAAAAAATTAACGAAGACAGAAAAAGAGAGATGAAAAGTGGTAAATAAGGTTAGCTTTATCATACAGCTTAAAGACCAGTTTGGTAGAACGGCCGAAAAGGTTAAAAAGCAATTCAATGGTATTAAAGCTTCATCTGACAAAGCAAATCAATCTATTTCTGCTTTTGCCAAAAATGCTAAAGCCTCTTTAAAATCGTTTGGCCAAAGCGCAACAAAAACCGGCGCAATAATGACAGCGGCATTAACTGTGCCTATAGGCCTGCTTGGCAAGAATATGATAAATGCGGCAAGCGCCGCAGAAGAAGTCGCCACGAAATTTGACCAAATTTTTAAAGGCGCAAAAAATTCATCTGAAGCCGTAAAGGGTCTCTCTGAGTCCTATAAATTATCAAATACTAGCGCCAAGGAAATGCTATCAACAACAGGCGCTATGCTTTCAGCGGCTGGTATAGAAAAAGACAGAATACTTGAAATGTCGCAAGCTTTAGCGGGTGCGTCTATAGATTTAGCCTCTTTTAATGACTTTAAAGGCTCGGCCACTGACGCAAGCATGATATTAGCCAAAGCTTTGCTAGGCGAAGCTGAAATGCTAAAAACTAATTTTTCTATACAGATACCACAAAACAAACAGTTTCAAGAGTCTGTTAAAATGCGTATGCGCTTAAAAGGTGAAACGCTTGAGGCCGCTAAAGCCGAAGTTATGTTTTCGGAAATATTAAGAAAGGCAGGCAAAGACGGTCAAGATGCGTTAGGTGATTTTAATAGAACGATAGAGGGCTATGCTAACCAGACTAGAGTGCTTGCAGAGCAGAAAAAAGCTGTTGCAATTCAGTTCGGCGCAATATTGTTACCGGTGGCCAATAAATTTATAGGGGCATTGATAAAGCTGGGTAAGTTTATTAATTCGCTATCGCCAGCTATGAAAAAATTTGTTGTGGTACTGGTCGCACTAGCTGCTATTTTGCCCCCTATCGTGTTAGCGCTTGGCGCTATAGCAATAGCCGCCAGTGCGATAACATTGCCGTTATTACTTGTCAGTGCTGGTGTATTAGCGCTTATTGCTGCGGGTGTTTTATTGGTAAAAAATTGGGAATCAATAAAAAGTGCATGGCAAGGAACAATAAAATCAATGAGCAACGCATGGATTGATTTTCAAGATAAAATAGGCGGCACTATAGAGCAAATAGGAATAAACTTTAGTTTAATGTGGGGCGGTGTAAAAGAAGGCTTAAATAGTTTTGTGAACTTTGCTATAAGTCAAATTAATGGGCTTTTAAGCCCTATTTCTTTTGTTGCTGAAAAGCTAAATTTTGGCAGCATATCAATACCGCAACTAAACAAAGAAACAAGGCAAGCGCCACAATCACCAACAAAAGCCATGAACGGCTCAATAAACGGCACTATAACGGTAGCGGCGGCTCAAGGAACAGAAGTTAAAAACACAAGCCTTAAAACAATGGGCGCAGGGCTTAACGTAGGAACCAACTTGGTAACACAATAATGGCAAATGAAGAAAATATAATTTATGGGTTTTTTAAAGACGTACCTATATCAATCAGGTCTGGAAGTGTTACGGGCGGCCGTAAAACGTCGATAAAGCAATTTCCGAATAAAGACACGCAAAACGTCGAAGACTTGGGGCTAATGCCCAGAAAATACACGCTTGATATTATTGTTTCTGATAAAAAATATGATCAAGTATCAGAAAATTATTTTTCGTATAGAGATAAATTATTAAAGGCGCTTGAAAGTAAAGAGCCTAGCGAGTTAATACATCCACTTTATGGCCGTATAGATAGCGTGGTTGCTGTTAGTTATAGCCTTAATGAAAACTTTTCGGCGTTTGGCGATAGTACGATAACCGTCAATTTTGAAGTTAACGACAATACAGGTATACCGCAAAGCTCAGGGAATTTTATAACAGAGGTTTTTACGCTAAACACCAATGTTATAGAATCCGTACAAGCCAATATTGCTGACAGCTTTAACATTACGCAAAGTTTTACAGGAAATTTTACGGCAGCGATTGACAAAGCAAACGCTATTATAGACCAAGCGAATCAAGCAACATCATTTATAGGTGAAACGGCGCAAACACTAAATGAATACAGCGCTCAAATAGGCGAATTGTCGGCAAATGTAAACAGCCTAGTAACGCAACCATTGCAGCTTGCAAGCTCTATTACGGGGCTATTTGATAGCGTTAACGGGCTTTATCAAAGCGCAGGCGCAACCTTCGATACATTTATTGGTTTTTTTGGTTTTGGTGATGATGACGAAGAAATAAAACAAGATACAGCGGGGCGCATTGAAAGAAAAAATAACAATGATGTTTTAAACCTTGCCGTAGCCGCATCGTCATTAAGCTATGCGTATCTCGCTATAACAAGGATTGATTTTAAGACAACCAGAGAGATAGATACGCTAACCAATGAGCTAGACAAGCAATATGATTTAGTGCAATCCATAGGTGGAGAAAGTGCAAAAACCGCAAGCGTGTCAAGTATTATAGATGGATCGCAAATAGTGAAAGACAGCATAACAGAAATGCGTGTTGTGGTTTTAAAAGCGCTGGATGATATACGCATAAATACCAGTCAAATTATATCAGTTGAAACAACCCCGACCACGGCAAGACTTCTAGGGTTTAATTATTACGGTAACGATCAGGAAGGGCAAACAATTGTTGATCTGAATAATATTAGTGACGCCTCTTTTATTGAGGGCAGAATAGAAGTGATAACCAAGTGAATTTAGAAGTTAACGGCATCGAATACAGTAATTTTACGGCGGCATCGTGTGAGATACGCTTAGATGCTTTATGCAATCAGTTTAGCTTTGAAGCAGTAGCGCCAAACGGTGAGCCGTTGCCGTTCAAGGGCGGCGAAGGATGCAAGGTAATTGTTAATGGCGAAGTGGTTTTAACTGGATTTATTGAGGTCATAAATGTTTCGTATGACGGTCAAAGCCATACCATTAATATATCAGGCAGAGACAAAACGGCGGATTTATTAGATAGCTCAATTGATAAAATTGACGATATAAGAGGCGACGAATTAACATTAAAAGCGCTGATTCAGAGTGTTATAAAGTCATTAGGGTTAGATATTAATGTTATTGATGAAGTTAGCCCAGCGCCTTTTAACGCAGCAGAAGATATAGCCTCTCCTGAGCCAGCGGATAACGCTTTTCAATTTCTTGAAAAGTATTCAAGAAAAAGAAACGTATTATTAACTTCAAACGGTAACGGCGACATAGTGATAGCCGCCAATTCTGGAAAAACCGCAACGGGAGCTGTGCAGCACTTAATTAATTCAACTGATAACAATGTCATATCAAGCAATTTTAGCTATGACACAACCGGACGGTATAACGCTTATAAAATATCGTCTGGTCTAAATCCTGTCGCCTTGAATTTGGCTGGTGATACTGGCCTCGCGTCATTAGTCAATCAGGGCGGCGGGGTCTTTGATGGTGAGGTCAGGCAGGGCAGGCAATTGGTTATTATTGCTGAGTCTCCCTTTTCTGATACGCCATGTAAAGATCGGGCAAAATGGGAGGCCGACATACGAAAAGCGAGAGGCTTGCTTTATAGCGCTGTAGTGCCTAGCTTTTCAGTGGATGGTGAAAACGGGGAGTTGTGGCAAGTTAACAAGATTTACAGAATAGTCGATGATTTTGTGGGCAAAATTGAGCCTATGTTATGCAATTCTGTCACGTTCACCTATTCAGCCAGTGAAGGAAAAAACACAGCGCTAAGCTTTGTTGATCAAAAGGCTTATACTCTTTTTGAACCTGCAAACCCATTATTTGAGGTTGCTGCTAATGTTTCGTAATTTGCTAAGATGGGCAAGGATTACAAAAGCCGGTGAAAACGGCCAGCAGTTTTTTACCCAGCAAATGGAATATTTAGGAAAAACGTCAGACGGTGTGATTATTTATCCCTATGGCATACATGGAAACGCGCCTATTGATTGCTTGGCTCTTATGATGTCGGTACAGGGCAATGCAGATAATAGAGCGGCGATAGCTTGGGATGCTAAAAACAGACCGGACTTAGAAGAAGGAGAGGTTGCTTTTTATCATCCACCTACAAAGGGGTTTGTTATTTGGCGTAAAAATGGCGATTTAGACATTGACGCAGGGCAAACAGAAGACGCAAAGGGTAGTATTAATGTAATATGCAGGCAGGCAAATATAGCCGCGAGTGAAAGCCTTAACATTGAATCGCCAGAGACTACGATAGACGGTAATTTTACGGTTAACGGCACTATGACAAACAACGGTAAAGACGTGGGCGACACTCATAGGCATTCGCAGGCCAATGATTCAGACGGTAACACAGAACAAGATATAAGCGGGGTTTTATGACAAATGATGCAGTTTTAAAAATTGACCCGTTAAGCCAGTTTTATGATTTATCTATTGACTCAAGCGGTGATATAGAAACGTCTGATTTTTTTGATACGTCAATTTTATACTCTATTTTTGGCGAAAAAAGAGCAAGCCCCGACGA